AAATCCAACCCCGAGCTGTTCCATCGTGGGCCTTATGATCGTCCGGGATGTGACAGTTAGGCATCACAGCACGTGCCGCATTCATACCGCTCAAAAACACAGCTTGCAGTGCGTGCTGAAAGCTGTGACCGCTATTTACCACCGCCGTGAAAACCTCGATGGCCTCTTGCTGGATCATGGCGCTTGTCTCTGACTCAAGTTGGCATTTGTCGAGTCCTCGCGGAATCTTTGCCGAGTTTGCGCGCCTCACGCTAATCTGCATTTTTGTAGTCCTCGCATTTCCGTTTCCATCCCCACTCATAATCGTGGATGTGTCGCGGTTTGAAAAATCTCGGCTTGTGGCCGAGTGTGCACGTCAGCACGCAGGTTTTTCACTGCCTGCCAGTCAAGATCGCTTCTTCTATGGTCTTGTGCTGGCAGGTGTCGCAGTGTTTTGCCTTCACGCCTAACTCTTCAGTCCAGCGGACGCAGGGCCGGCGCCGCTGACTTCTGCGTTCGACGGCTTCCGCCATGCACACGCAACAGGTTCAGCCATGATCCACAGGTGCCGCATGTTCGCCACATTCACCACGTCCGTATCAGCCGGGAAAACTTCGATTGCATCGGCATCGCCGTATCCGCACTCGCGTTTCAGCCGTTGCAGGTCGTCCCATGCAATCCCGTCTTGCCAGCGGTCGCCGTCCAATGATGTGCGGCAAATCGACAGTCGTACCACAGCCGGCGCGGTGGCGGCAAACTCCTGTACGAGAAAATCCCGCGAGCGCAGTACACGCAATTGCGAGGTCACTCTGGCTGCTGGCCATTGCTCGCGTGGCACTTCGCGCAGCACAGCAGGTAGCTTCGCGTTGTCTCGCTCAAGCTGTCTGCGCTGCGCCCTTGTCGTTGAAATTCCCATCACTGTCCTTTCTTCGATCAACCAGCCATCGAATCCGTCATTCCACGCGGACCTAGCGCATAAAGCCGCGCAAGGCCGGTGAATTCAGGCGTTGGGCATCATGCTCCCCGCCTTTTTCGCCGCCAGTGTTTTCAACAGCCTCTCAATTTCCGCCACATCAAAAACACTGCGCGCACTGGCGGCCAATGCATCTACCTGGAGGTTCCCCAGCCGTTCGAGTGCCGCGATGTACTCACGCTGGGCCGCAACAATCTGCCGCAACCCAATGATTTCGTCGCGCCCTTCAGCCATAGCCCACGACTCCGGCGTCTCGCCCTTGTGCAGCATGGCGTATCCGTGCAGCCGATCCACAATATCCATATCGGCCGCATCAAGCCCAACAAGCGGGTCAATCGGGACCGGCGAACAGCCGGCTTTGGTCTTGGCTGAGATCATCGCGCCGGCCCCTTACCCTGGACGTTAGACGCCATCATCGCCAGTCGCAGCAGTTCGTCCATGATTACTCTCCAAACTCCGCAAGAACCGTGTCCACTATGCCCATGGCCGCGTGATCGTCCAGGTGTGGCCAGAGGAACCGCGTGGCGTATTGGGTGCGCATAAAGCCGATGATGGCGTGCGCCACAGGCTCGAAATCGGCCTGGTCCAGCGCCGAGAAATTGATGCTCTTCGGCAATGCCACGGGCTTACCCTTAGGGCCAGGCACCAGGTCCGCATGCCCGGCGCCGACCTTGAGCCAGGATAGCAGGTGCTCAACGTCCTGGAACTGTTCCTGCGCCGCCAGCAGGTGATCGAGCATGGCGAAGAAGCGTCGGTGATACGGCCCGCTGCGCGGTTCCTGCCACGAGAACAGGATCGATTCGTCGCCGAGGCTATCGACACGACGGCGGAACTTCGCATAGGCCTTCCGGTCGCGCTCGCTCAACCCCTCGAGCTTGCCGGTTTCGCCGCGGTGCAGGATAACGGTTGGCATCTTGGTTCCTCTAGCGCAGGCGGGCTGTGGCGCGTTCGGCATGGGCCGTCATGCCGCGACTCCATAGCCGGAATAGGTTGCCGGCGCGTGCTCGGCGAACCGCATGATTTCGGGCCGCCATACCAGCATGCAGGCGCCCGTTTCGCCATTGCGGTTTTTGTCGATGATGATTTCGGCCTCCTCTGCCGGCCGGCCGTCCGTGTCCTCGCGGTGTATCAGCATCACCACGTCGGCATCCTGCTCCACGGCGCCGGACTCACGAATGTCCGACATTCGCGGCCTCCGGCCGGCCGCATCGCGGTTGAGTTGCGCCAGCACCACGACCGCGATGTCGAATTCCTTGGCGATCGCCTTGAGGCCGGCAGACATGGCGGCGACCTGCTGCTCGCGGCTATCGACCTTCGGCGGCTGCATCAGTTGCAGGTAGTCCACCACGATCATGTCCAGCCCCGTGGTGCGTTTCTGCCGGCTCACCATCGCCCGAAGCATCGGGATGGACACGGCCGACGCATCGGACAGATACAGCCCGCGCTCGCCGAGCCGGCCGAGCTGGGCCGTCATGGCCCGCCAATCGTGGTCCGACAATTCGGCGCGCAGCATGGACTGCGCCGATACGCCGCCCTCCATCGCCAGGATGCGCAGGCCGATCTGCCACAGCGGCATCTCGATGCTGACGAAAGCGACCCGGTGATCATGGTGGACCGCACCCAGGGCAAGCGTCAGGCCCAGCGCCGTTTTGCCCTGGCTTGGGCGGGCCGCCACCACGTTCAGCGATCCGCGCAGGAAGCCACCGCCGGTCATGGAGTCCAGGCGCCGCAGCCCCGTCTGCACGGTCTTCACCGTGCCTGTCTGGCGCGCGTCGATGTAGTCGATTGCCTGCATCAGCGCGTCAGACACCGGCACCAGGTCGGCCGTCTGCCGTTTGGCGACCGAGAGCTTGTGGATGCGCGTTTCGGCTTCCAGGGCGAGTGTGTCCGCATCCGCGCCTGGCTGCTCGCATTTCTGCGCCACGTCGCGGCACAGGGCACCCAGGTGGCGGATGGATGCCCGATCCCGCACCAGCCCGGCATAGCGCTCGACGTTCGCAGCGCTTGGCGTGGACATCTGAATTTCGGTGATGGCGGCCAGCCCGCCGACCGCATCGAGGCGTCCATCGCGCTCCAGCCGCTCGGCGACGGTCAGCGCATCGACCGGCTCACCGGCCTGCGCCATGGCGTCAATGGCCTGCCAGATGAGGCGATGGGCGCGGCTCTCGAAATCAATGGCGGCGATCCGATGAGCCACCCGGTCGTATGCCGCCGGCTCGATCAGACACGCGCCGATTACGGCGATTTCCCATTCACCACGCTGCGACATGGCGCACCTCCATGGTTGTCTGTTGCGGCAGCGGCACGATGCGCGGCGCTTTGGGCTCGTGCTCGCCGCAGAACCATCGGCCGGCACGCATGACGACCCCCTGGGCGCCGCAGTGGCAGGTTTTCGGCGCGGTCGCCGCACCATGCTGCATGGTCTGGGCGGCGTGCTGAATTGCGGGTTTCTCCCGGCGTACCCAGTTGCGCCAGGTGGCGAACCAATCGAGCTTCACTGCCCCGCTTCCGGCTTTTGCCCGCCAGTAATCGGCAAACGAGTCGGCGACCTTGCCGGCATGTTCCGGCCCCCATGTTGGTTGCTCGCGCATTGCCCACGCCCTCCATTCGGTTGGCAATTCCCAGTCGCTCGGCAGGCGCGTGCCGCGCACATCGCGCGCTCTCTGACGGTTAACTGACGGTTCAACTGATGGTTCACTTACGGTTATGGGTGAACATGGTTCGGGGGGGTGGTGAACATGGTTCGGGGGTGCATCCTGTTCGGGGGTGAACATGGTTCGGTGGTTTACGTGGTAAACCGTGCTTCGTCCGACACGCATGTCGCGTGTCAGAAGGCCCATTTTTTCCAGAGCGCTGACCTGTTTCTGGACGCCGCGCTCTGTCATGCTGCTTTTCCTGGCGAGCGTCGGAATGGACGGGTAGCACTCGCCCTGGTCATTGGCGCTGTCGCACAACGCAAGCAACACAATCTTCTGCGCATGGCCGATTTCGAGGCCCCATGCCAATGTCGTCAAAGCAATGCTCATGAGGCTCTCCGTTTCAACTGTTCCATCATCTCCACCATTTCCCGGCTGCGGCCACGGATCAGGCCTGTCATGACGCGACAGTGGAACCGCGCCTCGGCTCGGTTGCCGGCGGCCCAGGCATCGCGCATGAGCGCGCTGTAGCGCTCAATCTCACGTTCGCGGTCTGCGTCGTTCATTCGTTATCCCTTACCGGCGCAAGGCCGGTTACGTTAGTGTTCTCCCACTGGCGCCGCATCTCATTCTCCAGCGCCGCCCTACGCCGCACCCTGGCCGGCACTGCCAGTTCCTGGCGCCGTTGCGCCAGCGGCATGCGCAGCAGCATCGCCGCCTCGCAGGCCAGGCGGTATTCCGGCCCCCAGGTCGGATCGCCCTCGTTCTCGCGGCCGACCGAGCAGTGGTTCATGGCTTTTTGGGCCGCCGCCGATAGACCGTCTTGCCGTCCAGCACAAGCGTTTCAGCGCCGCCACTGTTACGGGAGGCATGCACGCGCCAGGCATGGTGGCCGAAGACGATCCTGAGGTGCTCGCAGCGGCGAGCCTGCCTTTGCGCATTCGTCAGAGGCGCCGGCGGCAAAGCGTCGCGCGCGTCGTCAGTACGGAACCAGTACAACGCTTGTGGTATTGCGCCAGTCCTGCGGTATCCGGCAATTCGCAGGATGCCGGCGGCATGCAGTTTGTTGAGCGCGCCCTTGGCCACGCCACGGGCGCAGAAGCAGGCCGCGGAAAGTTCCGCGTCGCTATACCGGCCGGGGTTGGCCTCCAGGTATTCGAGGATGCGCCGCATCGCCGGGGCCATGCGTTGGCGGATGCGCCAGTCGATGCGCCAGCCTTCTGCCGTGCGGAAGTGTGTGTGTTCGGCCATGGGCTATTTGGCTTTGGCAGCCATCGGCCGACACCAGCCGCGCGGGATGCCACGGTCGGCACGCAGGACGCCGAGCGTAGCCTCCTCGATGCGCAGCTGGGAGAGCGCCGGGATGCGGTTCGCGGTGAACCACAGGGACACCGACGGCTCGGACACGCCGATTGCGCGGGCAAGAGCCCGCTGTGAGCCGAAATGGTGGAGGCATTGGAGTGGGGTCATGCGGCCAGATTAGGCACACAAAACCGACGTGTCAAGTATCCCAGCGTCGAAAAAAATTTTTTCGCAAACCCATTGACTTCCGCTTTAGGCATCCTAAAATTGAGTCATCCGTCAGATGGACGGGCGGGTTGACAGGACCACCGGAAAGACGGGGGCCTGGGTCACTTACAGCCGAGCGTAGCGGTAGGCGTCATGGAACCCAGGAAGCGAGGACGCCGGGCGAACTAACAGGCGTGACAGCCGGAGAGACGGCCCCAACCAAAGGAGCAGGCAATGTCGGAAATCATCAACGCGATCTGGGAATTGAGGACCATCTTCGTGTTCCTCGTCGGCGTCACTGCCGGCCTGGTGATCGCCACCATTCTGGTGGCGGCCCGGAAAAACGAGGAGGAAGACGGCCCGCCAACCATCCTCATTCTCCCGCCGGATGAGGCGCACCAGGCGGAAGTTCGGAGGCAGCCATGAACTCGAACTGGACGTTGAGGTTCCCGCGCACCGGGCGCGAGGCATTTGGGCACGAGGTACGTTTTGAGCGCCGGCGCAGCCCTGAGTGGTTGGTGGGCGCGTGCGTCGCCATGCTGTATGCGTTCGTCGCCGGCCTGGTGGTGGGTGGGGCGATCCCATGGTAAGAATCCCCTACCCCATCCCGGAGCCGGACCGGAGCCAGCTCATGGAGGCCGGCAACGCCGCCGTCGAGGCGCTGAATCGCGACAGGCCTGCCTTGTGGCAGAAGCGGCACTCCGTCGTCGAGGAAGTGCTGAGCGTCATACAGGCCAAGCACGGAGTCGTCGAGCCGGACGGGCCGGAGACGAGAGAAGAACATGAGTGACGACGATCGCGGCATGCGGTACTGGGCCGAGGTCGGCCAGTACCAACAACAGGAGAGCATCATGGAAACGAAGGAAACCAGTCACCACGCCGTCCCGCGCGTCTATGCGGCCATCAACGCCGTGCAGCGCGCCCTGGCCCGCGAGGGCATTGAGAAGGGGCGGAAGAACGAGCAACAAGGATACCGGTTCCGCGGCATCGATGACATTTACAACGCCGTGTCGCCGTTGCTGGGCGAGCACGGGCTGTGCATTTTGCCGCGCGTGTTGGCCCGCGCGTGCACCGAGCGCGCCACGGCAAACGGGCGTGCGCTGTTTTACGTGACGGTCGAGGTCGAGTTCGACTTCGTCTCATCCGAGGATGGGAGCCGGCACGTGGTCAAGACCTGGGGCGAGGCGATGGACAGCGCCGACAAGGCGACCAACAAGGCCATGAGCGCCGCGTACAAATACGCGGTCATGCAGGCGTTTGCGATCCCGACGGAGGGTGACAACGACGCGGACGCCAAGACGCACGAAGTCGCCAAACTGGAGACCTACACCGCCGAGAAGCTGGCCAAGACCTATGCGGTCATGCCGGTATTTGCGATCCCGACGGAGGGTGACAGCACGCACAAGGTCGCGCCGCATACCGCCGCTGCCAAGCCCGCCCAGTCTGCCCAACTGCAACCCTACCCCGCCGAGCAGATGGCCAAGAACATGCCCGTGTGGACGGAGATGATGCGCGCCGGCCGTAAAACCGCCGAGCAGATCGTCGCCATGGTGCGCAGCAGGTACACGCTCACGCCCGCCCAGGTGGAGGCGATCAAGGACGCCGGGACCCAGGCGCACGCTCATGAAGTCGACCCGTTCGTGGCCGAGATGGAAGCGGCGGAGCTGCGCGAACTCGAAGCTGATCAGCGGGGTGCGAAATGAAAGCCGAAACCATGCAACTCCAACAGGGTGCTCCCGAATGGCACGCCCATCGGGTGCGCCACTACAACGCCTCGGAAGCCGCCGCCATGCTGGGCATCTCGCCGTACAAAACCCGCGCCGCCCTGCTGCGCGAGAAGGCCACCGGCATTACTCCCGGAGTGGACGCCGCTACCCAGGCCCGCTTTGACCGTGGACATGCCATCGAGGCGCTGGCCCGCCCGCTCGCCGAGGTACTAATCGGCGAGGAACTGTTTCCGGTCGTGCTCGCCGCCGAGGTGGACGGACTGCCACTGTCGGCCAGCCTCGACGGGCTGACCATGGGCGAGGACACGGCCTGGGAGTGCAAGACCGTGAACGCCGAGCTCAGCGCGTCGCTGGCGGACGGCATCATCCCCATGCAGTACTGGCCGCAGATGGAGCAGGGCCTGCTGCTCTCTGGCGCCGAGCGCTGTCTGTTCACGGCCAGCGACGGCACGGACCCCATGCATGCCTGGTACGAGAGCAAGCCTGAGCTGCGCCGGCAGATCATCGCCGGCTGGAAGCAGTTTGCCGCCGACCTCGCCGCCTACCGGCCCGAGGATGATGTGATCCCCGCGCCGGCCGTAGCCGCCTCCCATGAGGGGCTGCCCGCCGTCACCATCCAGGCGTTCGGTGCCATCGACATCCGCGACAACCTCGTCGCATTCGGCGATGCGCTCACCGCCTACCTCGGCCGGTTGCCGAAATCGCCGGAAACCGATGATGATTTTGCCACCCTGGAGGATGCCTGCAAGCGGCTGAAGGCGGCCGAGGATGCCCTGGACGCCGCCGAGAACGGCGCCCTGGCCCAGGCATCCAGCATCGACGACATGCGCCGCCAGGTCGAGCGCTGGCGCAGTCTGGCCCGAGACAACCGGCTGGCCTTCGAGAAGCTGGTGAGGACGGAAAAAGAGAACCGGAAAGCCGCGCTGGTCACCGCAGCGCGTGAGGCGCTGAGCCAGCACATCGCCGCACTGAACCAGTCGGTCGGTGGCTGCATGCCATCCGTTGCTGGTGACTGGGCGGGAGTGATCAAGGGCCTCAAGACCATGTCCAGCATCAAGGACGCGCTGGACGGCGAACTCACCCGCGTCAAGATCGCGGTGAACCAGATCGCCGAAACCATCCGGCAAAACCGCCTCCTTCTGATCGCCGACGGCCAGGACTGGACTTACCTGTTCCCCGATTTCCGGCTCGTGTGCGAGAAGGCGCCGGACGACTTCGGCCGCCTGCTGCGGGACAGGATCGCCGAGCACACGGCCCGCGAAGCCGCCAGACAGGCCGCCTTGGCCGAGCACACGGCCCGCGATGCCGCTCGGCAGGCCGCAGTGGCCGGGCAAGCCCGCCAGCAGGAGGAGGCGGCGAAACCGGAGCAGCCGCGCACCGAGCAGGACAACCAGGCCGATCGCGAGCAGCCGGTCGTGCTGGCGCAGGATGACATCCGGGCGTTCCTCGATACACTCGATGTGTCCACCCGCAAACGTAATGAGCTGCGCGCCGTGCTGGTCGAGTTCGTCAAATTCCAGGCCGCGCACAAAATCAAGTAACCATAGGAGATCGAAAATGAGTGAAATGGCGATGGCATTTGGGAGGCAATCGAAGACAAGCACCAAAATTGAGCGATATGGTTGGACGCTTAAAGACTCTCCGGGAGAAATGAGGCGTCTAAACAAGAACGTGCTGCAAGTGCATCCGGCCTACCAGCGCCATGCTGTTGAGACGAAAATCAAGATGATTGCGGCGGCGTGGTCGTGGGTTGCCTGTGGCGCCATTATAGTGGGCAATCGTGGCGGAGAATACTGGGTCATTGATGGGCAGCACAGGGTTCTTGCGGCGAGGCGGCGGGCTGATATTGATTCGATGCCGTGTCTTGTTTTTGAGACAGAAAGCGTCGAACAGGAAGCACAGGGTTTTCTGGATGCAAATACGGGCCGCAAGCCCGTGTCAAGCATTGACAAATTCCGGGCAAGCATTGCCTCCGGAGATGAGACCGCGAAATATGTTGATGCACTATTCAGCGAACTTGGTATCACGCCGCGCGCAACGGCCAGCAAGCCTCTGGAAATAAAGAGTATGGCATGGGCGCTCGCGCGGGCGCGTGAAAACCGCGAGGCGTTTGATGTTGTTGTCCGTATGGCGGCTGATCTGTGCAAAGAGACCATCGTGCACGAGATGTTACTCGATGGCCTGTATTACCTGCATACGAACTCGGAGACGAATTTGGGCGACAAACGCATGCGCGATCGGCTGAAGAAGATCGGGGCCGGGCGTCTCATGGAAGCAGCGAAACGGGCGTCAGCTTACTTTGCGCGCGGCGGGGCCAAGGTGTGGGCAGATGGCATGTTATCCGAGTTGAACAAAGGGCTGCGCAACAAGATTGAGGTGTGATGGAACAATTGATCGAGGAGTGCCTGTACAGCATCAGGGCCGTGGCCGATGACTGCGAAGCCGAATGCGAGCCTGACCGCGCCAGGTTGCTGCGCGCCTGCGCGCAGCTGCTGGAGGACGAAATTCGGCGACTTGGGTCAGTAAATCCAGACAGGAAGGAAGAAACGACATGAAACTGATCGGAATTGCCCGTCTGGGCAGGGATGTCGATGTGCGCCACACCGCGAACGGCAAAGCCGTCGCGAGCCTGTGGATGGCGTATGACTACGGCCTCAAGGATGAGTCCGGCGCCCGCAAAACGCAGTGGGTGGCTGCGACGCTGTGGGGCGAGCAGGCCACGCGGTTGCAGCCGTATTTGCTCAAGGGCACGGCCCTCAACGTCGTGTGCCGGGACGTCCACATCGAGGTGTACGACGGCGGCAGGGGCGCGGAACCCAAGCTGGTCGGCACGATCGCCGACATCGAGTTCGTGCCCAGGCAGCGCGAGCGCGACGAAGCGCAGCAGCCTGCGCAGAGAGCCGCCGCGATGCCGGCGGCCACGTCCGGCAGCTTTGCCGACATGGACGACGACATTCCGTTCTAGGACCATGGCCATCGATAGTTTCCTGCTGGTATTCACGGTGCCCGGCACGCCGGTGGCAAAGGGTCGCGCCCGGTCCGTCCTGCGTGGTGGCACGGTCGGACACTACACGCCGGAGCGGACTGCGCGTTACGAGCGCCATGTCCGGGACGAGTGCCAGTTGGCCATGGATGGGCGGCGGCCATATGACGGCGCCGTGGACCTGACGCTCCGCATTTACATGCCGATCCCGGTGAGTTGGCCGAAGGACAAGCGGGAGGATGCGGCAGCTGGAGTGGTCTTGCCGGCGACGCGCCCGGACCTGGACAATGTCATCAAGGCCGTCACCGACGGGATGACCGGCGTGGCGTGGCTGGACGACGCGCAGATCGTCCGCATCCTCGCCCGCAAATTGTATGACCTGGACCCGCGTGTCGAGATACATGTGCGCGAAGCCGCATGAGAGGAGAAATGATGCCGAAGTGGCAGCCGGAAACGAAAGCACCGAAACGACGCGGCTGGTATTTGCGTGACTACCGCTCCTGCCGGGTGGCGTGCCCGGAATGCCCGCCGTACAGCGTCGATCTGTACGAGCCCGGTCGTGACACTGTTCGGTCTCCGGGTTTCTGGTACGTGCAGGATGGGGCCAGCGTAAACGATGCGGCCTACCAGGCCCTGCCATGGCGGAGGATCAAGCCATGAGACGCGCTGGACGACCCGCGCCGCTCTCGGACGATATCCGGGCCGCGCGCAAACATGCCGGGCTGACGCAGACCGCCGCTGCCAGGACGGTACACGTCGGCCTGCGCACATGGCAGGACTGGGAGAGCGGGTCGCGCAGGATGCACCCAGGGCTATGGGAGCTGTTCCGGATCAAGGTCTGCGTGTTGCCGGGCGATGTGCGGGAGGCGAACGCCGATGCCGGCTGCGACTGAAATCATTGGGGCCGCAACCCTATACCTTGCGGACTGTAGAGACGTGCTTCCGTACCTGCGCGCGGATGCTGTCATAACCGACCCGCCCGGCGACGTCCTCGTCTGTGATCGGGAGTGCGCGCAGCGGTCATGCTACTGGCCCCGGCCGGACCCTGGTGTGTTTACCCAGGGGCGCGGGTATCGCACACGGGCCGGTGGCGGTCGCGGCTGGCTCTGCGGCACGCGCGAGATACATGGCTGCCCGGCGCCGGCGGAACCCAAGGAGCGGGCATAAAAAAGGCGGCACGATGGCCGCCTCGTTGTGCGCCACGTGGCGCTAAACAGCGCGCTCGACGCTGACCCGCATCCAGCGGATGGATGCGCCCTCCGGGAGGGCGGTGGCGCCCTCCGGTAGCCGCGGGCCGGAATATTGGCCCAGCAGCGCCACATCGCCGTCACGGAGCGTGACGGACACCCGGTTAGGCTGGACCGGGTAGTCCAGCGCGGCGCTGAACACCTCCGCCGTGTCGGCATGGCCGACGGCGGACTCGATGGTGTCGCCGGCGCCTTCCCTGCGGGCGATCAGGAATTTAGCGCCGGGCGCGGAAAGCTCCGTGAAGGTCACGGAGCACGGCAGTTCGGCCAGCATACTGGCCGAGAACGCATTGATGATGAACATCGCTTTCTCCTTTCTCGCCCTCTCGGGCATGGGTGATCGGCATGGCAGAGTGCCATGCAGCGTGGTCTGTGTGTTGGCCTGCAAGCTTGCGGCCTCCGGATCACGCACGGGCGATCTCGATGACGCGCTCGGCATCCGTGTAGCCGAGCGGGAATGTGCATGCAGGGCGCGCAGTGTGCTCCTTGACGCCGGCCAGTCTGCGTAGCAGACCGGTCGCGCCGTAGCTGTTTTTGCCGACGAGCACGGCTGGCACGCCGAGGCGGCCGACGACAATGCGAGCGGCGTGCAGCATGAGTTCGGCGATCGGCTGTTGGAGATCGCCCTTGCACTCGGCCGAGTCGATGACCAGACGACCATCGACGGCACGCCAGACGAACGCCTGGCCGACCATGATCTCGCCGGTGAACACCGCCCAGATGGCCGCGTCGCCCTCGGTCCACGAGGCCCGAGCGCATGCCGCGGCGGCACCGTGCAGGTGCTGGCAGCAATTCACCAGCCGGCCGGCGAGCGGTTGCAGAGGATCGGCAGCGTCGAGCTGACGCAGCGTGTAGCCACCCCTGGACACGCCCACTGCGCCACCGGGAGCCGGCACGCCGACGTGAGTTTTTCCGGGACCGGCGAACAGCGCCATGTAGTCACGCGCGGCCCAGTCGGCCATGCCGGTCTGGCGTTGCCAGATGGCGACCTGGGTCTCGGTCGGCAGGGCCGACAACGCGGCGCGGAATTCCGCGCCGGTCTCTGGCGCACGGCCCAGGGCCGCCTGAATATCGAGCGCGTGTTCGATCAGATAGAGCACACCTGGCGCCCGAGCGACCAGCGCGCCCCAGCCAGGCATCAGATCGCCGGGCGGGAGGGTGAACTGTCCGGCGTCATGGACGGACCGGCCGCCAACGAACCTGGTGAGCGCGGCATGGTCGGCGCCAAACAGGCGCACCAGATTGACGGCCGGCAGGATGTCCTCGGTCGGAGAGCCGACCGGCAGCAGGCGGCGCAGCACGCCCAGCCGGAGAGCCGCCGGATTCGCCGGCAGCGTCGCAAACACGACCGCCTGCGTGTCCCATGCCAGGACGCCCGGCAGAGCGCGCACCCAGCGGATGCGCCTGAGCGTCGGCTCGGGGATGTACGGCGCGGCCGCATGCAGGCCGGCCTGGGCGACACGGACGGCCGCCCAGTTGAGATCGCGAATGCGGATGCGCCCGTTGCGCCGCGGCACGGCAACGTCGTGGATTGCCGCCCAGCGGCAATACCACGGCAGACGGCCGAGAGCCGCGATGGTGTTCCTGGCCATATACCGCGCCAGGTAGCGATTCGCCCGCTGCGCCCAGCGGTTACCGCGCGCCAAGTTGCGCACGAACGGGAGCGTGTCGCCCTTGCGAGCGACGACGCCGCCGCGCAGCTGCGCCCGGAATTTGCCGCCATCGCGGCACCCGGCCGCGAACCAGGCGCGCGCGACGAACTCCGGCGGCCGGCCGTAGTGGCCCCAGGAATCCCATGGGCCATGCCCGCCATCGATCCCCCATGTGCCCGTGTCCGGTGTGGTCAGCACCCGCTCGGCCGTGGCATAGGCGTGCGGGTCGATTCTCGGCCCGTAGGCGATGGCAGGCCAGTACGCCAGCCCGACCCGCTCGGCGATCCGCCTGGCGCGGGCGCGCCGGAAAAACTCCTCGCGCGTCCGCCCGGACGCGGCGATGCGGCGCGCCAGTGCGTCGCGGAGTTGGTCGCGTTCCGCGAGGTCGGCCAGACCCTCGCGGATGGCTAGGTTGTGAGTCATGATTCCGTCGCGCGGCGGCAATATGCGTCCCACTCCGCCTCCATCGAGGCGATCGCCGCAGCCGGCTCGGCGCCGGCCTCGATGGCATCCATCGCCCGCTGGCCGGCGGCGGCCTTGATGTAATTGGCCGCCTCGGAAAAGGCCTCCGCCCTGGCGTACAGGGCGGCGAGCGGGTACGTGGCGCGCGCCTCATCCAGTGCGGCGAGCGCGCGCCGCAGCGCGGCGGACTCGCGTGCCGGGTAGCCGTACTCGCTGGCGCGGTCGTACTCGTGCTTGGCGTTGTGGGCCAGACGCTGGGCGGCCTGATACGCGGGCCAACCGAGGGAGGCGAGCATGGTCTCCTTCGCGGAGATGTCCGCTTTGTGGGCAGCGAGCGCCGCCTCGAGCTCCGGCTTGCCGGCGATCAGGGCCACGACCTGGCGGCCGTTAATGCGGAGGTCGAACCGCACGGCGTCCGGCTCGCCGCAGGTCTTGTGGTCAGCGCGGCAGAACACGCCGCCGTGGCAGGTGATGCCACGGAGTTCGGGGACCCGGCAGTCTGCCGGGAAGGTGTAAGTTACCGATCCGGATTTCATGGCGTGCTCCTCTGGTGGCGGTCGCGATCTGTGATGGGCTGTGGGGGGCCTAGACACGCTCGGCGTAGGCGACCATCCCGCCGTCGTGGGCGTTCTCCCACTGGTAGAATCCATCAACATCCGATGGGATGGCGTGGCCGCACCGCTCGGCGGCGGCGCGCAGCTGGCGCCAGCCGATGGCCAGGTATTCCTGGCCGGTCGGGGAGCGCCGGACGGCGGCGCGCACGGTGGTGCTGGCGCCGCCGTAGAGGCTGTGGAGGGTGACGGTCACCCTCTTGGGTGAGGAGGTGTTGTGGGTGGACATGGCGTGCTCCTGGTGGTGGTGGGTGGGGCGCTTTACGCTCTGCGATAAACGCAGAGGTATGGGCCACTTTCATCATGCCCGAACCGGGCGACGCCGCCGCATGAGGCCAGGTCCGCCTCCGCGTCCCGCATGTCGATGCGGGGGTCGGCCGCGAGCTCGCGGACGACGCGAGGGTTGACCTCGGCATACCACCCATTCAGGGAGGCATTCGACTCCCAGTTCAGCCGGCAACGCCGGCCGAGGATGAGCGCGGTTTTGGGGAGGTGGACAACTTTCATGGCGTGCTCCTGGTGGTGGTGGGCGGAAGCTCTGTGTACTGTCAGTATATGCGACTCTCGCATATTTCCAAATGAAATGTTTTTATGGCGCGATAAGCGGCGCTTATGCGGATGCCGCATGGGTCGGTGTCGGCACGCTGGGTTGCCATGGCGCCATCTGGTGCTATGATGGGCACATCCGCCGATGGAGTGGATCATGAGAGCCAGCGCCCGCATCCCGACCCGCACATCCCGCCCGCCGCACACCCGCATCGCGTCGCCTGCCGCGCGGAGTGCCGAATGATCGGTATGCTCATCCTGGTGGCGATCGTGCTGGGCCTCGCCTGGCTCATCTGGCATCTGCTGGCATGGGCATGGCCCGTACTGCTCGCCCTGCTCGCCCTGCTGCTGGCAGGCACGATCGCAGTCGGGATCATCCTGCTGCTGCACGACGGTTACCGCGCCGCGCTCGCATCGGTCCGCGATCATGCCAGGCGGTGGCGCCAGGGGCGGACATGACGCCCTACCAGCAACCCACCATCGCATCGAGGCCCACATGCCCAGACTGACATCCACGCAATGGCTCGAGGCCAGACAGGCCTGGGAGGCCGACCCGACGCGCTCGATGAGTGATATCGCCAGGGACACCGGAGTGTCCATCGAGGCGGTCAGCCGGATGAGCAAACGGCAGGGATGGGTCCGTGTCACCAACATGCCCAGCATCAATCGTGCTGCGCAGGTGCGAGCCGATAGCGATGGAGGAGGCAACCTCAACGTCGACGTTGAGGGCGATGTTGAGGCATCAACGCCGAAAAAGCCGTTGCTGGCTAGTATTGAGGCCAGCACAGAGCTGCGCGCGAAGCTGATTCAGGCGCATCGTGCCGAGTGGCGCAAACACGCCAGCATGTACACGCTGGATGCGATCCGGGACGATTTCGACGTCGGCAAGAGCGCCAAGATCAGCGCCGAGATGCTCGCGATCCGGCAGAAAGGCGAGCGCGTGGCATGGGGCATGGACGATAGCGAGGCGCAGACGCCCGCATATGTAATAGAGCGCACCTTCGGCAAATGAGAGTCGATCTGCTGAGAGTCGATCTGCTGCCGATCGGCGACCTGGTCCAGTCGAGGCGCGAATCCGCCGGCACACCGTTCCCATGCCGCGTATCGTCGTCCCACCGCTAGGCCTGCATCCGGGCCAGCAGGCCATCATGGCCGGGCCGACCCGCTTCAAGGTCATCTCCGCCGGCCGCCGCTTCGGCAAGACCATGCTGGCCATCGAGTGGCTGGCGCTGGCAGAGGGCGGCGCTATCGACGGGCTGCCCGTGGCATTTTTCGCGCCGACCTACAAGCTCTTGCTGGACGTATGGGTGGACATGGAGCGGACTTTGGCGCCGGTTACCCGCAAGGCCAACAAAACGGAAATGCGCATCGAGCTGGTCACGGGCGGGATCATCGATTTCTGGACGCTCGAGGACGCCGACGCCGGCCGTGGCCGCAAATACGCGCGTCTGGTCATTGACGAGGCCGCGCATGCCAGGTATCTGCAAGAGGCATGGGAGCGGGCTATCGCCCCGACACTGACGGACTACCGTGGTGAGGCGTGGTTCATCAGCACGCCCAACGGCCGCAACTATTTCGAGGTGCTCTACCAGCGCGGCCAGGACCCGGCGCTGACGGATTGGGCGTCATGGTGCATGCCGACGACGGTTAATCCGCACATCGATGCGGCCGAGGTCGAGCGCTACCGCGCCGAATTGCCGGAGATGGTGTTCCGGCAGGAATACATGGCCGAGTTCGTCGTGTTCGGCGCTGGCGACTATTTCCGGCGCGACTGGTTCCGGCGCTATGAGGTGCGGCCGGAGTATCTGCGCGTCTATGGCGCCTCGGATTACGCGGTCACGGATGGAGGCGGCGATTACACCGAGCACGGGGTGTTCGGGGTGTGCCCCGAGGGCAATCTCTATCTGCTGGACTGGTGGAGCGGCCAGACGGCGGCGGATGTCTGGATCGAGACGCAGCTGGACCTGGTCGACAAATGGCGACCGGAGTGCTGGATAGGAGAGGCCGGGCCGATCCGGCGGGCGGTCGAGCCGTTCCTGGTCCGTCGCATGCGCGAGCGGCGCAGCCTGTGCAGACTGGAGTGGCTGGCGTCCGTCACGGACAAGGCGAGCCGAGCACGGGCGTTCCAGGCCATGGCGTCGTCCGGGATGATCTACATGCCGACCCATGCGGCATGGCCGGACCGGCTGCTGACGCAGTGCGTGACGTTCCCGGTCGGGGTCAACGACGATATGATCGACACGTGCAGCCTGATCGGGCGCTACATCGACCAGATGCGCGGTGCGCGGATACCGCCGCCGGAGCCGACCAAGCCGAAGCCCGGTACGTTCGCGCACCTGCTGGAACTGACCGATGAGCCGGATCGAGTGAGCCAATACAGGAGCGTCAGGCCATGAAAAGGGACGTTGAGCGCTACCAATTGGCACTATCGATGCGCAGGGCGGGCCACCGGCTGCGCGAAATTGGCGACCGGCTGGGGGTGAGTGCCGCGCGTGCGCGCGGCATGGTCATCGAGGCCGAGCGGATGGAGACGCAGGCGCGAGACAATCCCGCCCGCGAAGAGGCGTTGCGCCACATGGATGTTCGCGCCTGGAACCTTCTGGTCGCGTTCTGCGACGGCGGCGATGTGTCGCCGGTTCTGATTCGGCAGGCGTTGCACAGCGGCACGTTGAGCCGACTACCCAATCTCGGCCCTGTCTCCGAGCGTCAAATCGCGGCATGGCTGGAGCACACATTGCGATGCCAGTGCGCATGTGCTACAAGGCCCCAAACCTGACGGAGGGCGGTATGGACGATGTGGCACGGATACTGGACGGGCTGCGGGTAACCCGCCCTTCGCTCACGGTGGAGCAGCTGCTGGCGCTGGATGCGCCGCGTGCCGAGTTCGAGGCGCACGTCCCGATGAATGGCGGCCTGGACGTCTGGATTTACACCGTCAACGGCAGCACGCTGGACGGCGATGCCATGGTGGTGCGCGCCGCGCTGGTTCAGCAGGCCGAGCGGCTGGCCCAGGAAGGCCTGCGCCACACCATCCAGTACTGGCGCGACTACGCCGACACGGACGGCGACGATGCCAGCGCGGGGTTACAGGCGACCGTTGAGGTCATGAGGTCGACGCCATGAGAGACGAGCACGAGGATCAGGCAACCGATCAGGACAAGGCCCTGGCCCGGCGCTGGGGCGCACGGCTGGATCGGGCGCTGCGCGAGCAACGAGCCGCCAAGACGGAGTCGCGCGTCAAGCAGCTGCGCCGCTACGTGCGCGGCGACGTGGGCGATGACGGCAAGCCCGGTTTGGTGCGGACCAACATCGTGCATGCCAATTTCGCGGCCATCCTGCCGCAAATCTACGCCAAAAACCCCGAAATCGCGGTAACGCCCAGTGACGCGGCGGATGAGCGCGTGTACGGCTGGCTGGACGGGTTTTGTCAGACACTGGAGGCCGTGCTCAACCGCGTGTTGATTGTCGATGCGCGGATGAAAAAACGCGCCAAATCCGCAATCCGCTCGGCGATGACGACGTCGGTCGGCTGGGTCAAGCTCACCTGGCAAAAGGACCTGCGCCGCGACCCGTTGATCGACAGCCGCATCGCCGATACGCAGGACAACCTGCAACGCATGCGCAGCCTGCTGGCCGACCTGGACGCGCAAGACGAGTCACGTGGCGAACTCGAAGCCAAGGAGGCCGAGCTTGCGCAGCAAATCGCTGCCCTGCGGGAGCAGGCCGAGGTCACGATGGCGTCCGGCGTGGTGCTGGACAGGGTGCTGACCGAGGACATTTTCCTGCTGGACGACACCCTGTTCGACTTCGACGGCTACGAGCAGGCGGACGCGATCGCCCATCGTGTCTGGATGACGACGGACCGATACCGCGACGTATTCGGCCGCGACGCGCCGAAGTCGGCGAATCGGTATGGCAAGGATCGCCGGGAGACAGGACAGAGCGTCTTGCCAGGGGATGACAGCAGGGTCGAGCTGGTCGCGGTGTTCGAGGTCTGGGATCGGACGTCGGGCACGGTCTACACGCTGTGCGCCGGCACGGAAACGGATGCCTGGGCGCGCGAGCCGTACCGGCCGGAAGTGTCTGGCGAACGGTTTTACCCGTTTTTCGCGCTGGCGTTCAATCCTATCGATGGCAGCCCGCAACCTCTCGCGGATGCCGAGCTGCTGACGGAGCTGCAGGACGAGTACAACACCACGCGGACCAATTTCGCCGAGCACCGCAAGGAGAACCTTCCGGTGCGATGCTATCGGCGCGGCGGAGACCTGACGGACGCCGATGTCACGCGCCTGGTCAATCGCAAATCCAACACGTGGATCGGCCTCGAGGGCGATCCATCGCAGCCGCTGACGCATGACATCGCGATCCTGCAAAACCCGCCTGTAGACCCGGGCACCTACGATGTATCGCCGATCCTGCGCGACGCCGAAATGGTTCTGGGCGCCGGCGATGCGGCCAAGGGCACGATCAACAAGGCCAAGACCGCGACGGAAGCCGAGATCATGGCGATGGGCCTGCAATCGCGCATCGCCGAGCGCCAGGACGCCGTGGAGGACTGGATATCGGAGATGGCGCAGTATGCCGCCGAAATGTGTCTGCTGGAGCTGACGCTGCCGCAGGTGCAGCGGATCGCCGGGCCGGAGGCGGTCTGGCCGCAGATGCGCAAGGAGGAGGTGTTCGGCCTGGTCAACATCGGCATCCGCGCCGGCTCGACGGGCAAGCCCAACAAAAACCGCGAGCGCGAGCAGTGGGCGCAGATGCTCCCGCAGATTCAGCAGGCTGTCCTGCAAATATCGCAGATGCGCCAGGCCGGGCACGACGACATGGCCGAAACGATGCTGAAGTTGCTGGAAGAGACGCTGCGACGTTTCGATGAGCGCATCGACATCGAGCAGTTCATCCCGGCACGCACGACCGACGAAGAGGCCGCGCCGGCAGAACCGCAGATGCCGCCGGAGCTTGTGCAGCAGATACAGCAGATGCAGTTGGCCGTGCAGCAACTGCAGGCCGAGAACGAGAAGCTCAAGGCGGTCGCGCAGGGCAAGGCCGAGGAATCTGCGCTGGCCAGGGAACGTCTGGCCTTCGACCAGACGCGCGCCAGCGAGGAGATTGCCATGCGCCGCGAGGACTCCGAGCGCCAAGCCGCCGCACGCATCGAGGAGGCCCGCATCCGTGCCGAGATGCAGGCGCATACCGCTGCCGAAACCGAGCGCATGCGCGCCGAGACGGAAGCGGCCCGGCTCGCCAGCGAGGAGCGGATCGCATTGGCCCGCGAAATGCTGGGCCTGGCCGGCAGACAGCAGGCGCAGCAGGACGGCGCACAGAATGCCCAGGTGGTCGCGCAATCCACCGAGCAACTGGCGGCCATGCTTCAGCAGATGCAGCAGGCGTTGCTTTGCATGGGCGAGCAGTTCGCCGCCGCGATCAGCAGCATGCAGGCGCAGGCATCTGCGCCGCGGCGCGTGATCCGCGATGAGAATGGCGAAATGGTCGGCGTCGAGACGGTGATGAGGCTGCAATGAGCCTGCGCCGTGACGAACGACTCGCCGGCGTGGATGCCCGCCTGGCGGATGTCGTGCGACGCGCGACACGCTACGTGGAGTTCGACCTGCTGGTTGTCGAGGGGCTGCGAACGCCTGAGCGCCAGAAACAGCTGGTGGCGCAGGGTGCATCCCGCACACTCAACAGCCGGCACCTGACCGGCCGGGCTGTGGACCTCGCGCCGGTGCTGGATGGCGAGGTGCGCTGGGATTGGCCGCTGTTCCATCGGATCAACGCGGCCATGCAACGCGCGGCAGGGGAGCTTGATGTGGCCCTGGTCTGGGGCGGGAACTGGCGATCCTTCCGGGATGGCCCGCACTGGGAGCTGAAATGATCCCCGTCGACATGCTCACCGCCGTCGAAGCCGAGCATCCGGACATCGCCGCCCGGATCGCGGCGATATGGGGCGATCCGGAGTGCGAGGCCTACCTTGCGCGCCTGTGCACTCGGAATCGCGATGCACGCACCGGCGTCAGTATGCCGGTGTCCTCCGCCCTGTGCGGGTTGCAGGTACTGCACGTGTTGCTGTTTCCGTCCTTGGAGATGAGACATGAATATTCGCACTCGTAGGAAATTGCGCGGCTTCGTCCGTTCGTGGACCGCCCATGCTGGCGTGTACCTCGCGGTACTGGGGTACTTGCAGACGCAGGGCGAGGTGCTCACCGAACTGCTCGGACCGTCTGGCACGGGACTGCTGATGATGCTGATTGGGGCGGCGGTCGTTGCGCTCCGGGTGAAAACCAAGGAGAGCCTGGAAGACAAGGGGGCGCGGTGATCGCACCCATCGTTCTGCGGTATGTGCCGCATGCCCTGGCCGCGCTCGCCGTGGCAGGGGCTGCATGGTGGGCGTACTCAACTGTCTGGGAGCGCGGATATGCGCGTTGCGAATCGGCCAATGCCACAGTCATCGCTCAAGCGACTGCTCAAGCGCATCAGGACTATCTGGATGCCGTTGCCCGTGGGGACCAGATTTCCGCGCGCCTGGCCACCGCGCAAACCGAAAACAGGAGGCTGAGGAATGAACTCGCGAACGATATTGAGCGTCTGCGCGGCCTGTGTCCTGCCGGCCTGCGCATCATCCACGATGCAGCCGCCACCGGTCGTGACGTGTCCGACGCCGCCCGCGCATCTCTTGGTGCGCCCGCAACCGTTGATGCCCGTGCTGTCGCCCAGGCTGTCGCCAGCAACTACGCCGACTGCCGTGGATACATCGACCAGCTCAATGCCCTGATCGACTGGCACGAAGGGACTGCGAAATGAAAACCAGACCGTCATGGATTTGGCGACTCGCCGACGCCACGAGCCAATGGGTCAATGTAGCCCTGCTCGATGGCTGCGCAAACGAGTCGATTTCCGGCCGCGCCTACAGGCAGGGCGTGGTGGAGGAGTCAATGGCCTGGCTGCGCGTGATGCGGCTCATCGACAGGCTGTTTTTCTGGCAGCAGCGCCATTGCGAACAGGCATTTCTCGCCGACCTGTGGCGGGCGCGGCGATTGGTGGGGCTGCCGGAATGAGGATCGTTTTTGGGCGAATCTACTGGGTCTGGCGCTGCTACGGGCTGAAGGCGCGGGATTGGTTCCTGGGCTTCGCTCGTTGGCGGCGCCCCGATGATGTGATTGTACGAGACCGCAATGATCCGCAGAACTGACGAAGCCGAGGCCGACGCACTCCGCACCCGCATCATGCAGGGGATCGAGGAGTGCGAGGACCGGAACACGAAGGTCGTGCTGCTGATGCTGCTGGAAGTGCTGGACAGCATCGGCCGCAAGATTGACGCCGTGATGCGCGACGAAGAGACGCTGCGCGAGCTGGTGCTCAACGGCGACTCGCACACGCACGTCGAGGAGCACCGGCGGCTGCGCGAGGTGCTGACGCAATGGCCTGACGTGCAGGCGGCAGCGACATACACGGCGCGCAAGATGGACGAGGAACGCAGCGGCGCCGCGTCGCGCCGGGCTGTGCGGGATGGATGGCTTGTGCATGTGTCCTGGGCGGTGACGGTGCTGATCGTCGCGGCCATGGCCGGTAAATACCTGGGAGGTGGCTGATGATCTACAAAGATCGGTGTGCGGAGCTGAGCGCGAATGTGCCGGGCACGACCGGCACGGTCACGGTGAACCTGTCTGGTCAGGGGCATGACGGCAACCGCGCTTTCTCGGCGGCCGGCTACGCCAACAACGACATGGTCGTCGCGCACGTCTATCAGGCCGGTGCGCCGCAGGTCTGGTGCGTGGCGCCGGTGACGTACCGTACCGGCCCGGCGCGGATCGAGTACGCGGTTGCGAATATCCTCGACGGCATCGCCGGCGCAGGCGTGTCGCCGGCCTGGTCATCTCATGTTGTCATCAGCGTGGAGCCAACGTCCTGGCTGACGCGGCATGAGGCGCTGACCGGCCTGTCCGCCGACGATCATCCCCAATACCACAACAACGCCCGTGGTGATGCGCGCTACGCGCCTGTGGCGCATGTGACATCCACGGCCGACCATGCGGGCCTGGTGGCCGCACAGACCGCCGCCTCTGCCAGCAAAACCACGCCGGTCAACGCGGACGAGGTGCCGCTGCTGGACTCGCAAGCCAGTGGTGTGCTGCGCCGATTGTCGTGGGCCAATCTGTGGGCCGGGGTGCGCGACGCACTTGCCGCAGCCGGGCGCCTTCTGCCGACCGGCACACTCGGGCAAATGGTGCGGCATGACGGCACGCAATGGGCCGCCACGTCAAATCTGTTCTGGGACGAGGCGAACCGACGGCTGGGCGTCAATACCGCCTCTCCGACCTCGCGTATCGACGTGCGCGGCGACGCGCTGGCGGATGTAATCGCCACGGAGGTCGGCATCAATATCCGACCTGTCACGTCGCCGGGTTCGCCGGCGGTCGCGCTGGTCTCCACGCCTGGCAACATCGACAACGGCACGCAATGGTATTTCGTCACATACGTCACGGCGCTGGGTGAGACCGGCGTCGTGCCGACAACGCCGATCAGCATCACTATCGCGGATCGGCTGGTGGCGGGGCAGGTCAATGTCACCCTGCCCGTGTCCACGGACCCGCGTGTCACCGGCCGGCGCGTGTATCGCTCGGGCGCTGCGGGCAACCAATGGACGGCGCGACTGCTGGCCACCATCCACAACAACACGGACACGTCGTTCGTTGACAACCTTGCCGATACAGCACTCGCCACGCCCAACAGCTATTGGCGCGAGAACACGACCAGCCGACAGATACAGTTGAACGGCCTGCCGGCGATGTTCGTCGGCAGCGGCATCGAGGCGAGTGTGTGTCTGGGCCGCAATGCCGGGACGACTCTCGCCAATGGTACTGCGACGGGCGGGTCCTGCGTGTTCGTTGGGGATGTAGCCGGCCAGTCGGTGACTACAGGGTCAAAAAACACCGGGGTGGGGTTTGCCGCCCTGCGCGACGTTTCCACGGGCGTGTCCAATACGGCACTCGGCTGGGGGGCGTGGCAATTCCTGACGATCGGCAGCCACAATATCGCCATGGGCGATCAGGCCGGTCGATTCAACGTAACCGGATCGCATAACACCTGCCTCGGCACCTCTGCCGGCCAGGGCGTGAGCGGTAACAGCTACACCGAAAACGTTTTCGTCGGGCGCAGTGCTGGCCTTACGGTCACTACCGGCAGCCGCAACACGTTCCTCGGCTCGTTCAACGGCGATACGGTGACCACGGGCAACAACAACCTGCTGCTGGGTTACAACCTCGACCTGCCTGCGGCGACGACCAGCAATTTCATGTCGGTTGGCAATCTGCTGTTCAGCGAGGGTATCAACGGCACGGGCGCCACGGCCTCGACCGGCAACCTGGGGGTGGGTATCGCGACCCCCACTGCGCGGCTGGACGTCAACGGCGACACGTTGCGCCTGCGCACCGCCCGCACACCAGCATCCGCCACTGCCGCCGGCAACCCAGGCGACATCTGCTGGGACGCGACCCATATCTACATCTGCATCGCCACCAATACCTGGCGGCGCGCAGCCCACGCCACCTGGTAATCCGGAGACCCACATGCCCTACACCCTCAACTTCAGCCCCATTCAGGAAACCGCGCTGGCCCGTGTCTGCGCCGCGCACAACCATAACCTGCCCGCCAATGCGCACATCGACCCGGAGCAGTTTCTGCACATGATCCTGGTACCGATCCTGGACGGCTACGTGACGCAGTACGCCAAACCCGTGGTGTCGCGCACAGAGTTCCTGCGCCGCATTCCGCAGGCCAAGCGTGTGGCGATCCGAGCCGCTGCCGCGAACTCTGCCGTGCTGGCGGATTACCTGGCGCTGCTGGATGCCTCGCCGGAGGTGGACCTGCTCGACCCGGACACGACCGGCGGCATGCAGGCCATGGTGTCCGCCGGCCTGCTCACCCGGGCCGAGGCGGATGCGGTGCTGGCGGTATGAGCTTCGCTCACGGCAAACCGTTTTGCGCCGGCGAGACTCTGCTTGATACGCCGGATACTACGATCTGCGCCAGCGCGCAGAGCATCGCCAGTGCGGTCTTGTCGGCGGCGCAGGCGGCGCCGATTCATGCGGATGTGCGCAGGGTGCTAGGCCAGACCGTGCAGGGCAGCGGCACGGAAAGCAACCCGTGGGGCCCGTAAATGGCGAGCGCCTGGGGCAAGGCATGGGGTTTGGCATGGGGCAACGCCTGGGGAGCGCCGCATGCGATACTGCCCGCTTCGCTCGGCGCGGGCATCGAGCCCGGGCGGCGGCGCAAGCGCAAACCGGATGACGACGCCCCGCTGGTCGGGCCACTGCCGCACGAGACTGTCTCGCGGCTGCGCAGCGAAATGCTGTCGGCCAGCCTCGATGCCGATGACATCCGGCGCGCTCGCCGGCGGTCCGAGGAAGCTGTACTTTTGCTGATGATCTGATGTGGAGATGACCATGAACGACGAAACCGATGTCACGCAGCAGGCGCCGGAAGGCGTTGAATCGCAGCAAACCACTGAGCAGGCCGCACCGGAAACGCTGCTCGATGCCCTGACGGACGGCCTGGGCGTCAAGGACGACGGCTACGTGCGTGACGAGGCCGGGCGCTTCGCGCGCAAGCCGGAGGACGATGCCGCGCCGCCGGAAACCGGCGTGAAGCCGCCGGATGCCACGCAAGAGAAGAAGCCGCCTGAGGCCGACGAGTTCTCGATGCCGGAAGGCCTGTCGCAGAAGAGCCAGGACCGCTTCCGGAGTCTGGTGTCGCGTGTGCAGGAAAAACAGGCCATCGTCGATCGCATGCAGGCCGATATCGAAGGCTTCCGCCAGGTGATCTCGGAAACCGGCGCGTCGGCCCAGGAATTCGCCCAGGCCCTCGATTACATGAAGATGGTCAAGCATGGTGATCTGGACGGCGCCCTGCGCATACTGGACGACCAGCGCCGCCAGATTTCGCTTGCCCTGGGCCGTCCGCTGCCTGGCGCCGACCCGCTCCAGGCGTTCCCCGACCTGCGGCAGCGCGTCGATGCCTACCAGATGGACGAACACGCGGCGCTGGAAATTGCGCGCATGCGCGCCTATCAGCAGCAGCTGCATGACAGCCAGCAACATCAGCGCGCCTTCCAACAGCAACAGGCCGAGGCGGCGCAATCGCGCAATCAGGCGATCAGCCAGATCGACCGCATGGGCATGACCTGGGCCAAGACCGACCCGGACTATGCGACGAAGGAAGCGGTGATCCTCAAGCAACTGCCGGTAATCGCGCAGAACTACCCGCCCCAAATGTGGGCGCAGCAGGTCGGCCTGCTGTACGAGACGCTGTCCTCGATGCCGATGCCGGCATCCACCCGGGCTGCTGGCCCGGCGCCGCTGCGGCCATCCGGCCAGTCCGCCGGCGCCCGCCAGCCCACGTCGATGCTGGAAGCGCTGGAAGCGGGGCTCGGTTACAGCAACGGTTGACGGGCCGCGCCGTCTGGCCTATAACGCCGGCAGGTCGTATCGGAGCGGCGGTCACGCCGTTCCAGGTTGTATGCAGGGTTCGCCGCCTGCGTGTTTGGTTGATTCCAGGTTCGCCGCTGGGATGCCCGGATACCCGGGATTCATGTCCATTCACGCATACAGGAGGCTCAAATGCCCTTTTCATCCCAAGAGCTTCAGGACGCGGGCAAGATCGCCCTCGATTTCTTCCTGAAGAACAACCCGATCGACCAGGTCGGCGTCGAGCGCCCGCTCATGAAGGCGCTGATGGCGAAGAAGAAGTCGTTCCCCGGCGGACGCCAGTTCGTCGTCGAACAACTGCGCTATCGCTATCAATCGAACTTCCAGTTAATCAATAGCTGCCTTGCCTGGTAACAGGTAAGTGAAAACCGGTTGAATTGCTGGGAACCCCTTAGAGCCATGAACGCCACAACGCAGGTCGCAAGATCAAACGTGATGGCCAAAAAGCATCATGGATTGGGCAATCAGCAGGGAAGCCAGACGATGACGCAAGCAGAACTACATCGGCTCGTGAGATACCACCCGGAAACCGGCGCCTTTGTGCGGCTGGTTTTTGGCTCATTCGCTCGCCTGGAACCTTCAACGACTATCCCTTCGGGGAGTACGCCCAAGCGGGCGGAAGTGGCCGGCACCCATGAAAATGGGTGAAGATATAGTCTCGTCTGCCGTGAAAGCGGCAGCTGCCATCGCGCTGGTTGCGATGAGCGGGCCTGGCGTAGCGAACCAGGCTGAAGGGTACGGGTTCAACGGCGCTTCGGTCGTCACCTACAACAAGCGCGTCACCATCGAACAGGCCCAGTTCACCTGGACCTCTGCGCATGACGGCTTTTCGCTCGACGAAGATCGTCTGGCGCAAAGCGGCATCTCGATCGATGACTCCGGCAACACCGGCAGCGCCTCGCGGGCCGAAATGGTGCAGCTCAACAACCTGCTGACCGAGCAGGTCGAGGCGCTGCGCCTGGGCTTCGAGGAGCGCTTCTCGATGTTCCTGCACCTGAGCGGCGCCAGCTCTCCTGATGCCATCGTCGGTCTGGATACGATCGTGGCCAGCAACCCGGCGACCGGCTCCATGGGCGGCATCAACCGCTTGACGAACGTCTGGTGGCGCAACCATGCCGTGACCGGCCTTGTGGTCCCGACCACGCAAGCGCAGGCCGTGACGTTCCTGACTGCCATGGAAGCCGCCTGGCGCGCCTGCGTGCGCAATGGCGGGCGTCCCGATCTGATCCTGGCGGGCGCGCAGTTCATCGATGCCTACATCGCCGCGATGGGCCTGTCCGGCCAGCAAATTCAGTACGCTGGCGGTGCGGCGCGCAAGCTGGACGGCGGTGTGGCTGGCGTGTTCTTCAAGGGCGTCGAGATCCAATGGTGTCCGGAGTTCGATGACAACTTCGGGGGTTTCGAGTCGCCGGCAATTCACTGGACGAAGCGCTGCTACTTCGTGAACACGAAGCACCTGTCGCTGCGGCCGATGGAAGGTCAGGACATGGTGAGCCGCAAGCCGCCGAGGGTCTACGACAAGTATGTGTACTACTGGGCGTTGACCTGGCGCGGTGCGCTGACCACGAACCGCGCCAACGCGCATGCTTTCATTTCGATCGTGTAAACGGAAAGGAGACAGACATGAGTGACATTTCCGGCGTTGCTCTCGGGACTCTGACGGGCAACGGCCAAACCACCAGCCTGTTCCCGGAGAACACCAACAGCAAGTTCCTGCGCGGCAGCAACGTGCTGGCCGTCATCCAGCCCACCAACGGCGCGTTCGTCGGCACCGCGGTGATCGAGGGCACCAACGATCTCGATTCCGTGGCCGATGGCTCTGCGGCCTGGACGGCGCTGTTGACGTTCGCCGCACCGGCCGGTAACAGCGGCAGCAAGCAGGGTGTGGCGGTGTCCATGCGGCGGATGCGGCTGCGTGTGCATACGTTCACCTCCGGCTCTGTGGACGGCCTGCTGTTGTCGTCCTGACCCACACGCCCCGGCTTCGGCCGGGGCATTCCCATGAAGGAGAGATGATGCAAGCGCGATATGTCGATGTGCTGTTGCGGCGCAACATGGCCGAGACCCTCGCCCTGACTGTGTACGAACATGAAGTGGAAGTGCTCAAGGACGTGCATGGCGATGCGGCCGTGGAGGTCGTCGGCCGGGCGGATTACCCGCCGGTCGAGCTCGACGCGGCTGACGAATACAACCGCCTGAAAACCCGCTTTGGCGCGAATGATGCCGGTCAGGCGTATGTTGAGCGCGTGTTTGGGATTTCCGCGCGCAGCCTGGAAGACCATGCCGCAAAACACGCCCGCAGGGGCAGGCGCGCGGCTGAAGAAGAGGCTGCATGATGGTGTACCGGACGCTCGGCGATCTGCGCAGTGAGTTGTCGCGCCGCCTTGGGTTCGGGGCCACGGGAAGCGCCGGCATCAACGCCGGCCTCCTCGACTCATTCCTTCAGGGGGCGCAGGCCCAGTTGTATGCCCAATTCGACTGGCGCCACCTGATCAAGCATGACCTGAAGGACACCGGCGTCGGCCAAGCCGCCTACGATTGGGCGGCGGACTGCGAACCGACGCGCATTCTATCGATCGCCGTGCATGATGGCGCACGCTGGGTGCCGATGCATGAGGGGATCGTCTGGGCCATGCGCTCGGATACCACGCAAGGCATGCCGTTGCGCTACGAGCGCTATGCGCAGATGGAAGTCTGGCCCGTGCCGGATGGCATTTACACGATGCGGCGCGACTACGTGCAGGCCCTGGGCCGGTTCACCCAGGACAACGACCGCGCCAGCCTGGATGACGACATGATCCTGCTGCACGCCCTGACCAACGCCAAGGCGCACTACCGGCAGCCCGATCATGCCTTGTACTCCGGCCAGTTGAACGCGCTGCTGTTGCGCCTCAAGGGCCAGAACCGCGGCGCGTCGGTGCATGGACGCGAGCCGGATGACGTCTACCTGCAACGCCCGAGGGATGTCTGAGGAGGACACATGCGAATCACGCCACCTTTTCCGCCGATGATCGTCGGCACAGCCGTGGGCGATCGGCTCGGCCTGCCGAACCTGCCGGCGCCGATGCCGGCATTGCCCCTGCCGATGCGCATGATGTTGCACGGCGCCCACCAAGCCACCCAAACGCCGCAAACGGCCTTGGCCCGCGCCCTGCTGGCTGCCGCGGCGGGTAATGCCCATGAGCCTCGCTGACGCGCTCAGGCAGTACCTGCGCGACGCCATGCCGGGCGGCGCACTGAACCGCGAGATATCACGTGAGCGCCTGAGCGGCCTTGGAAAGGCGATGATGGGGTTTACGCCTGTTGTTGGCGGGGTGGTTGGCGCACAGGCGGAATGGCAGGCCGGGAATCCTGGCATGGCGGCGATCAATGCGGCGACTGTGCCACTGGATGCGGCGACGATGGGCATTGCCGGCATGGCTGCCCGCAGCGGCACGAAGCTGTTACGCGCAAAGCACAAGACAGACAACCTGTTGCCTGGAATGAACAAAACAGCTGTCGCCAGACGGCTCACCCCGTTTTTGGATGCGACCGGCAAGGTCCCGCCGGGTGACATAGTTCCCTTGGCGGAGAGCGCTGTTGGCAGGATACCGCAGAATTATCGTGATTGGTTGTATGCGGACGAGATGCGCCCGATTCGAGGCGCTGAGCCAGGTACATGACAACCTCCGGCCCGGTATGATAACCAAACAAGCCAAACGATTCGTGTCGAACTGGATATTCCGCCATATATCAATGGTAGGCCATGCGCTCAGCAAGGCAAGCACTATGGTAACGGCCGCACGGCGCTGCCGCCTGGCGAGTTTGAGAAATGCCGACCATCACGTTTGATCGCTTTGACTCCGGCCTTGACCTGCGCAAGGGCGCATCGGTGTCGGATGCGAACCGCCTGCGGGTGCTGGACAACTGCTATGTGACGACCGGGCGCACGATCCGCAAACGCCCGGGGCTCGTGCATGTCACCACGCTGGAGCCCGGCACGGTAGGTTTGCGCGCCGCCGGCGGGCGGCTCAACACGTTCTACGCGACCGGCAGCATCACGCACGCCAACCAGGCCTTTCTGGCGAACAAGATAGTTCATCCGACGCAACCGACAATGGAACTCGCAGGGATCCATTTCGCCGACTCTTTCAACGGTTTTCTGTACGTTTCGGCCGAGTATTTCAACGGCGATGTGCGGCATCACTACCTGGACGGGGCCAACCCGACGCATGTCGCCGACGTGAATTGCCCGCACACGGCGGCGGTAGTGAAAAAGGCGAGCAAGATTTTTGCTGTCGGGAATGACGTGGTGCGATTCAGTCGAACCAACATGCCGCGCGATTGGACGACTGCGAACGATGCCGGCTTCCTAGGTGTCGGTGTGCAGCAGTCCGGCTCGGTGAACCCGACCGCGCTGGGCGAGTATGGCGGGAATCTCGTGGTGTTTTTCACGGATTCCGCGCAGGTGTGGGAGGTGGACCCGAATCCGGCCTTGATGCGGTTTGTACAGCGCGTCGATGTTGGATGCCCGTACCCGTTTGGTGCGGCGAACATGGCAGGTGACGTGTTCTTTGCGTCCTATGACGGAGTGCGCTCCATCACGACGCAAACGACGACCGGCAATCTGATTGACGTGGATGTCGGCTCGCCCATCGATCCGGCGCTTAAGCCGCTCATGACGCCGGCCGCGAAAGTGCGATCGTTCTATTTCCGTGGCGGCGGCCAATTCTGGACGATGATCGGCCAGACAGCCTATGTGTACTCGTTCTCGCGCACATCGAAGATCGCCGCCTGGTCTCGCTATGCATTCCCGTTTCCAATTGCCGACGTGACGGAACAGAACGGCGATCTGTTTTTCCGCAGCGGGAATTCGGTCTACCGGTTCGACGAAGCCGCCATGGACGATGCCGGGGTCCCCATCCCGGTTGCGATCGAGTTCCCGTTCCTGGATTTCCAATCGCCCGGCCTGCTCAAGCAGATCATGGGCCTGGACGCGGTCATTCTCGGCGCCGCCGGGATCGCGCACCGCTTCGACGCGCGCGACCCCAGCATGGTCACGCCTGAGGTTGAGATCGCTGGCGACACCAGGCCCGGCGCAATGACGCCCGTCGAGATTTGTGCCGTGGGGATAGCGCCCGTGCTTGCACATCGCGCAGCGGAGACCTTCGAGTTGCATGCGTTGACCTATCATTTTGCGGCCATGGGGAGCATGTCGTGATTGCGACACTGGACTGGCCGAGCGCACTGCACATCGCGACGCACATGCGCGCGTCGGACCGCGCCGAGGTCATGGCCACGCGCTGGAACGACTCGTCACACGACTTCGCGGCCGAGTGCATGCACCTGTCCGGGCCGAAATTGGCGGCGATGTTGCCGGATGGGGAACCAGTGGCGATGGGCGGGGTAGCGCCCAATCATCCGGGCGTTGGACAGGCATGGATGGTCGGCACGGACCGGATTGGCGAGATGGGCATCCAGATCGCGCACACGTGTCGCCGAGCCGTCCGGGCGTTGTTCGCCGATGGCGGACTGCATCGGATACAGGCGCACTCCATCGCCTCGCATGACTGGGCGCATCGCTGGCTGCGGAGCATCGGCTTCAGCGAGGAGGCTCGCTTGCCGGCTTATGGCAAGGGTGGCGAGGATTTTTTGGTGTTCGGGATTACGAAAGGGGTTTGATATGTGCAGGAGTCGTAGTCGTGGCGGTGACGGCGGGGCAGCGCAGCGCGAGGCAGAAAGGCAGGCGCGGATTGCTGCGGCAACAGCGGCGATCAACAATATCTTCGGCGCCGGAAGCGGGGCCGAGAGCGACCAGGCACGGCAGGCGAGAGACCGGATGTACGCGACGGTCGGCGGCGATACGCGCAATTTTTTCGCGAACCAGCTGGAGGAAGACCGGGCCGCGGCACGGCGCGATCTGGACTTCTACAAGGCGCGGCACGGTCTGGTTGGAAGCTCGCAGGGCATCGATCTGAACACCGAGTTCCAGCGACGCTATGACCGCGGCCTGCTGGATATTGCCAACCGCGCCGATGCCGCGTCGAGCGGCATGCGCACCTCCGACGAGCGGACGCGGCTGAACCTGATCAACAACATCGTCGCCGGCATGGACCAGGGCACGGCCATGTCCTCCGCGCTCACTCAGTTGCAGAACAACGCAGAAAACGCGCGCCAACAGGCGATGCAGGGACGCATCGCGAACGTGTTCGCCGATCTGCTCGGCGGTTTTACCACAGCCCGGCACAATGCCGGCATGCAGGCGGCGCTGCAACAGCAGCAGCGCGACAATCTCGGCAACGCCTTTGCCGATACCGGCAAGACGTACGGCGGCACGATCACGCGCTGAAGGAGAACGACGATGTGCTCCCCACAATTGGCTGCCTACGCGGCGGTGTCACTGATCGGTGCACGAATGCAGGCTGACGCGCAGGAAGAGGCGGCGGACCGCCAGCAACGGGCGATCAACGACGCCCTGGAGCAGCAGGACCGTTACACCCGGCAAGCGGAGGCCCAGGCCATGGCGAACGCCAACGAGTACGGCATGGACACCCGTCTGGCGCGCCTCAATGAAGCGCGAACCTCTGCTGGCCGCTCGCTGGCGCAACATCTGACCCAGGCGCGCGAGGCCGCGCCGACCATCGAACGGGCAGCGGGCCGCATGAGCCAGGACTACATGGCCGACAGCGCTGAACGCGCAGCGGACCAGTTCGCGAAGTCGCTGGAAATGGCAACGCTCATGGGCAACATGCAAGGCGCCGGCAACATGCTGACGAACGAGAGCCTGGCCAATGCCGATCATGCCGCGCAGTTGGCACAGATCAGCCGCAACGCACGCGGCGCATACGGTGCCGCGCAACCCGGCATCAATGCTGCCGGCCGGATGAACAGCGGGCAGATGGCGCTGGGCGCCGGCCTGCAAACCATCGGCATGAGCGGGCTTGGGGAAGGGCTGCAAAGCGGCCTGGGCAAGGGCATGGACAGCCTCACCGGCAATCTTGGCACGGCGATACGCTACAACACGATACCGTTCCGTGAGCAGACGCGGATGCTTGCTCGGCAGGACAGCGGTCTTTTCTGAGGAGACCTGGATGCGAGACTATTTCGACGGCGCGGCCTTTGGCGCACAGATTGGCCGGCAACTGATGCAGGGGATGGGCGCGTTCGAGGAAGGCAAGACCAAAATGGGCCAGATGCTGGCGCAGCAGGACGCCGCGCGCGCCAAGGCCCGCCAGCATGACGAGCAGGCGGCGCAATTGCGCCAGGCCGGGAAGTACCGCACGCCGGAGTTCGGCAACCAGATTGCCGCCGCACTGTCCGGCCTGGTGGGCGACCAGCCGGCGCAGATGGAACAATTCCAGCGCACGGGCAACTGGGGCACACGGGAGTTCGTGCCAAGCGCGTTCGACGCGCAGGACCTGGGCAGCATGGCGGGGCAGAACAAGGTTGTGGAAGACACCCCGGCCTGGGCCACGCCGGAGAAGATCGGCGCCTACCAACAGGCGCTCGGCGCGCACTATTTGAATCTGGCCGGCACCGGCGACAGCAACGCCCGCAACATTGCCGACGCCTATGACAGCCTGCGCACGCGGGCAGGGGCGGACCGTGCCATCACGGAACCCGGTTTCGCCCCGCGCTTCGCCATGGCCCAGGCGGCGGCGGCCGGCAAGCCGCTGTACGACAATGCTGGCGGCGATGCGGTGTTCAACCAGTTCACGGGCGGTGACATTATCAGCACCAAAGCCGAGGCGGAGGCTGTTGCGCCCCTTCTGAGTGACCTATTCGGTGGGCAACAGTATCAGGCGGAAGGCGACGACGCCTCAGGCTGGCGGCTGATGCCTGTATCCGGCGCTGTGTACCTGGATGACCAGGGCAACCCCGTTGCGGAGCCGCGCAAGACATCCATCAATTCCGAGATGGCACGTGCACTCGGCATCGATGAACAACGGCTTGCCGTGCTCGCGCGTTTGGCCGAGACAAGCCCGAAACATGCGGCGCAGATCGCGCAGGGGCTGATCCGCCACGCACTGCGGCCGCCGCCAGCGGAGAGGCTGCCGGCTGGCTTGCAGGAATTTCGCGCCTACATGGCGATGCCGGCGCACGAACGAACCGCCTACAAGGCATGGAACGAGTCGCGCCGCCCGAGCAGCGCGGTCACGGTTGTAAACGATGCCATGAAAACCCACGCGAAGGGCTACGGCACGCTCGCGATCGAAGCTTTGCAGAGTGCCCAGACCGCGTTCGACCAAGCCGAGGACGTGGACATGATCGTGGATGGGCTGCGCGGCATGGGGGGTGGGCCTTTAGCAGAGTTTCAGGCATTTATCGGCAAGCTCATGCCGGCCACCAGCGATTGGGGAAAGATGGCGTCCATGTCCGAGCTTGCGCGTACCATCCAGGCAAAGCTGGCCCCCACGCTGCGCGTGGTCGGCAGTGGCGCCACGACAGACTTCGAGATGCGCTTGTTCATGTCGGCCATCCCGACGCTTGCCACTACTGAAAATGGCCGCGAACTGATGGCCAAGTATATGCGCCGGGTAGCCGAACGCGCCCAAATACGCGCCGAGATCGTCAACGACATAGAGCAATCCGGCAGCCTGCCAACGCCCAAACTGATCGCCGCCGAAATGCGCCGGCGCCTGCCGGGTCGGTTTTTCGATGCCCAGGACAGGGCATTCTTTGGGCTCAAAGATCGACCCGCGACTCAGTCAATGTCGCCGGGAACGGCCGCTGCGCCAGCAGACCAAGCGCGGCCGCCATTACAGCGCGGCCAAGTGCGCGACGGGTATCGCTTCAAGGGCGGCGACCCCGCCGACCCGAAGAACTGGGAGAAATTGAAATGAGCGGCCCATGGGAAGCCTACCAACGCAAGGAAATCGAGCCAGAGCCTGGGCCGGGGCCATGGACGGCCTACCAGCAAGGCATCGCCGGCCAGCTCCACGCCGCACAGGACGCCCAATCCATCGCGCAGATGTCGCACCCAATACCAGCAGGGCGCCCGAGTGATCTCTATACCAGGCAGGCCGACAAGCAGAGTTTCCTGCAAAACCTTGCCGCCGGTGCGGGCGGCGTCGCCTACGGGCTTGGATACCTGGGGCCAAAGACACTGGTCGGCAAGGCGCAGCCTGGCGAAGTGGCCGACTGGAAGGCCAGCATGTCGGGGCTTGGCAACACGGCTGGTGGCACGTTGGGGCAGGTGCTTGGCTATGCCGCGCCGGCAGCCATAGCCGCGCCCTTTGTCGGGGCTTCTGTCCCGCTGGCTGCGGCAGTAGGGGCGGGCGAAGGCTTGCTGGCGCCAGCCGAAAGCATGAACGAGAGGCTGCTCAATACTGCACTCACCACCGGCGGCGCGGTGCTCGGGCAAGCCGGCGGCAATGCCCTGGGGCGCCGCGCAACTGAGCGACTGGCGAAAAAGAGCGAGGAAGTTGCACAAGATGCCCGCCTCAATGCGGTGCGTGACGAAACCATGCGACGCGGCCGCGCTGTTGGGTATGTGCTGCCTCCTTCGGCGGCCGGCAAGCCGTCCATGCTGGAAACATTGGGCGGCCAAATCAAGACCCAGCAGCAAAGCGCATGGCAGAACCAGAAAGTATCCAACGTCCTTGCACGTCGTGCCCTTGGCCTTGCTGATGATGCACCGCTCACCGCCGACACCATGCGCCATGTGCGCGATGTCGCCGGCAAGGAATATGCCAGGCTGCGGAAGATGGGGCGCTTGCGCGTGCAGGACGCTTCGCTACCTGGCGTCAAAATGGATCACAGCCTTGGCATGCGTCACACTTACCTAGATGCCGACCAAGCACTGGAAAGCATCAAGCAACTTCGCCACGACGGCCACGATCTGCTCAACGCCTCGCGCCTGACTGGAGACCCGGCGCAGCGCGCCGAGGCAGTCAAGATGCTGGGGCAGGCTTCCGCCCTGGAGGATGTGTTCGAGCAGAACCTGAAGGCCCATGGCAGTCTTGACCAGCTCAATGCCTTCCGTGGGGCGCGTCAGCAGATCGCCAAATCCTACACCATCGAGGATGCCATCCACAGCGGCAGCGGCGACGTGGAGGCCCGCCTGATCGGCCGGGCCTATGATGAGGGCGAGAAGCGCATGGGGCCGCGCCTTACCGGCGACCTGGAAACCATTGGTCGCTTCGCCAACACGTTCCCGCAACAGTCGGCGTGGCGAAGCTTCAAGCCATTGCCGAACTCGGCGCTGGATGCCGGCACCGCGACCATCGTCGCCGCTGCGGCAGCACATCCTTCCGCGCTGGCCCTGGCTGCCGTGCCTTACACACGCAACCCTGTGCGGAATTTCCTCCTGCGCGAGGCGAAGCAAAACGCGCTAATGAACCAGACGTATCGTCCTGGGTTGTTGACCCGCGTCATGCCGCCCGCGCTCAATTCTCCGCTGGCGAAGGCGCTTGCGCAGGGCGCGGGAATATACGGGTATGGGGTGGAGCCGCATCATGAGCAATGATTTCACACGCCCGGCCGGTGCCAGCAACATCACGCGGTCAGCCAGCCAAGCGGCAACCGCCCATAGCAGTACAGCCAGAAACGGTGCGATCAATAAGCCGAGAAGCTTTTCCATCCATCCACTATAGACCATTCGGAGAGCGCGATGAAACTTGCCCAAAACCTGCCACTGCACCAGGAACTTGTCCCTGGCTCCCCAGGCCTTGGCCACATTCGCCGCGCCATGACGCCGCAGGATATGACCGATGGCGGCATCGCCGAGCGCATCCACTCCGCTGTGCAGCAGGGCATGATCTCGCCCGAAGCCGCCGGCTACCTGCTCGATGACATGCTCGGCGATGGCGGTCAGACAAAGCTGGCCCGCCAACTTCGCCGCATGAGCATGCCGAAGGCTATGCCGGCGGTCTCGGATACCATTCCATATGGCTGGAACCTGCCTATGGGGAGTGAGTGATGCCGCAGCCGACCCCATACACCCCGACGACGGACTTCTCGCAGCAGGAAGCCAATAACGCCTCGGGCCGCAGCACGGTCAACACGACAGCGCTCGATGCGGAGTTTGCCAACATCGAACATACCGTGGATGGCGTTTGCGCCAATCTGGCGCTGCTTCAGCGCGACGACGGGCGGCTGAAAGACCTCGCTTGCGAGTTGCACACGCTTTCGCCGGAAGTGCTGAATCTGATGGGCGGGTTCAACCTGCGCGGGTTGTGGGCGCCAGCAACGGCCTATGCGGTTAATGACATTGCTTCAAGCGGCCCCTATACTTATGTTTGCACGTCTGCGCATACATCGGGCGGGTCGTTCAACGCTCAGTTCTGGATACAGTTCGGCTTCACGTCTGGCGCGGATGCAGCGCAAGCTGCGGCAGCGGCGCAGGTGAGCGCGACGAATGCGGCGGCGAGTGCGACATCTGCCAGCGAATCGGCAACGACCGCGACCACGCAAGCGACGAATGCGGCGGCGAGTGCGACATCTGCCAGCGGATCGGCAACGACCGCGTCAACGCAGGCGGGCAATGCCTCCACCAGCGCGACGAACGCCGCCAATAGCGCAAGTGCGGCGGCAGCAAGCGCGGCGAACCTGCCCAATGCGACAACGGCTGGCAGCGAGCGCTTTCTGCGCACGAACACCGCCGGCAATGCCTGGGAATACCAGACTGTATCGCAGGCAAGAGCCGCACTTGGCCTTGTAATCGGCACGGACGTGCAAGCCTTCGCGGCCTCGGCCACTCAAGCCGAAATGGAAGCAGGCACCGAAACGGCCATCCGTGCCATGACCCCGCAGCGGGTGGCGCAGGCAATTGCGGCGCGGGCGCTCATCGGCAGCACCACGGCGCATACCGGGGCTTATACCGTAGTAGCTACTGACCGGGGCAGGTTGATCGACGCAACGAGCGGGACATGGACGCTTACCCTGACGGCAGCGGCGACACTCGGCGCGGGATTTGCTTTCGCGGTGCGCAACAGCGGGGCAGGCACGATCACCATCGACCCGAACGCCTCGGAACTGATTGACGGAGCGTCAACGCTGGCGCTGACGGCGGGGCAGTCGTGCTTGCTCGTCTGCAATGGCACCGCGTGGCGGACGGTGGGGTTGGCAGCCGCACCACCCAGTAACGGTCGTCTCCTCCGCATTACTCGGTACACCACAGCGGGCAGTGGCACCTGGACACGCCCAGGAGATACGGTTTCTGTGCTGATCCGGGCAATTGGCGGCGGCGGCGGCGGCGGCGGCGTCGCCGGCGGCGGCAGCGGCGGCTATGGTGAATCATTTATCGCTTCGGCGGCGGCGTCGTATGCTTATGTAGTTGGAAGCGGCGGGGCTGTTGGCGCTAATGGCGGTAACACGACCATTGCTGGTATTACAGCCGGCGGCGGCGGCGGCGCCGCCGGCGGCGGTGCGGGCGGCGGCACCACTGGTGCACAGTTAAACATTAGAGGTGGCGGCGGCAGCGAAAACAGCGGCGGCGGCGCGGGCGTATTTGGCGGCGGCGGCAGCGGCAGCACCAGCGGTGCGGGCGGCGCGGGCGTATTTGGCGGCGGCGGCGGCGCCGGCGGCGCCGGCGGCGGTGCGGGCGGCGCAGGTTATATCGAAATCTGGGAGTTCGCATAATGAGAGCAGCGAGAATCGAAAACGGCCTTGTGGTCGATCTGTGGGAAGTGCCGTCGCTGGTCTGCTACGGCAGCCTGTATGTGCTGGCGGCCGCACCTGACGACGTGCAGATGGGTGCGAGTTACGCGGACGGTGTCTTCACGAATCCGCCTCCACCCCCAAAAACCCGCGAACAACGCATCGCCGAAATCAACGCGCAACGTGACGCGGCTTTCGCTGCTGGCTTAACTTTCAACGACCAGCTTTACCACACCGACGCGTTGTTTCAATCGCAATTGCAAGCGTTTGTGCTTGCGTGGCAGGTCGGAGTTCTTGCGCCTACGGCTACTGTTGCCATTCGGCTCAAGGATAACGTGACAGTGCAGATGACGCGGGGCGAAGTAACGGCACTAGCCGCTGCGCTTATGCAGTTTGTGCAGGACACCTATGCGGCGAGTTGGGCGGCGAAGGACGCACTGACGTAGGAATCATCTCCCACTGGCGCAGCAACTGCGCCATTTCCACGCCGGCCCGCAGTGCCGGCGTTTTTTTTGTTACGGCCCTGGGCTGCCGGTCTCCACGCGCATCCGCACGTCTGGGTTTACCGCGGTGCGTTCAACATTGGCTAGGCCCGTTTTTCAGACCTTCGGCGTTATGCGCCTGCCGTGCTATCGAAAGCAGCAGGTCGCGGAAAGGCTCTGGCGTCGCGTTGCGGATCGCGGTCTTGTTCGCCCCGCCCACCATCGCCACTACTCCGATGCGCCTGGCCTTCTCGTATCCGTAGCGCTCGATCATCCATTCCGGCAGGCGTTGCTTGCCCTTAGTCCAATTCAGATCCGGCAGGTCTTCGCGGCCCACGCCGAACACCAACAGCCACGTCGGCTTTCTGCTCGCGTGGCCATAGTGACCCTGCTCCACGTAGCAGGTGCGCAGACCGAGGTCGTCGGCATCCTGCCAGCCCGCCCCGCGCTTCGGCGCCCTCAGGCCGAAGAAGGCCCATGCCCTCGAATCGGCTGGGTGCTCCAGCACGCCGCCGTATCTGCGCACGGCCGTCAGCGCCGCGGCAAAGCAACCCCCGTCGTCACCCAGTTTGTACTGGTGCGGCTTGCGCGTGCTGCCATGCCAGAACCGCCCCCATCGCTGGTATGGCGGGTGTGCCACCACGGGGTGCGGGCCATCGTAGGCGCGTGCGTCGCGGGCCTCGTCCCATGGGTCAACGCATGGCACGCCCACATAACAGCCCTTCGGCTCCACGAACAGCGCTGCCACTGTTCGTAGTCCAGCCTGTGGCATTGCCCGTTTGTCGATCGGAATGCCATCGGCGGGCGGCGCCGTGCCGTCGGCCATGGCCAGCGAGTCAAGATGATCATGCGTCATGGTGTCCAGCAGATCGTTCAACATTGGCTAGGCCCAGTTTTTCCGGCGCTGGTTACTTCGGCGTTGAGATTCACATGCCGCCGCATCTGCGCTGTTCAGTAGTCGCAGGGCCGGCGCCGCTGACTTCTGCGTTATGTGCCATCATCGCCAAGCGCAGCAGTTCGTCCCGAAATTCCAAAGGCGTGGCGTTCGCCTCTCTCCTGCCGAGTGTCGGCTTGTTCGCGGCCTTCCCGCGCCGATCGTGAAAACCGATCTGGTGCGTTCCTTCCGGCCGATCCCACCGAAGTCCAAACGGCTGGTTCGTGCCGTGGTAGTACAGCCACGTAGCCTTGTTCGCTCGGTGGCCGTAGGCGCTTTGCCAAACCTCGCACACCCACCCTCCATCTATGGTGCGCTGCCAGCCAATTGCAGCCGGTTGCGCCAGTCCGTGCGCTGCCCATGCTTTCGTTTTCGCCGGGTGTTCGAGCACACCGCCAAAACGCCGCACGCTATCCAGTGCCGCTGCAAAACACCCGCCGTCGTTGCCAGGCTTGTTGTGCTCGCCGCCCCATCGGGCATGGTTCACATCCGCCATCGCGCCCCACAATTGGCACGGCGGGTGCGCCACCACCGGCAGCGGCCCGGTGTATTTCCTTGCGTCCCGCGCTTCCGGCCAAGCATCAACGTCCGGCAATCCCGCGTAGCATCCGTCCGGCTGCACAAACAGTGCGGCTAGTCGCATAGCACGGCGGTCAACACAGCCGCCTGCCAGCGGCGATTCGTGCATTCATTCCGCTCACGCTGATGTCGACTTCCCCCCCCCCGGCCTGCTCAAACGTCTGGCACGGCGATGTGTCGTCCCACCAGACCCTGTGACATTCTGGCAGGCGAACACTCTTTGCCCGCACGCCCCAACTCACCTCGTAGTAGGCTTTGGGCATTTTCTCGGGCCAGGTAATCGGATATGCGCAATGCCCAGGCTGACTGCGCGGTAAGGCCCGACCGGTTTTGGGGTTACGATCTGGCCGATAGTGCTTGCAGTCGATGCAGAGAGTGTTGCCGGTCATGTGGGTGCCTCTTGTGTGTTTACTTTGCATTAGCCGCCGCCTTGATTCGCTCGTCGTCATACAGCGCCAATGCGTGCGCGATGTTCAGGCAAAGCCCGGCGAGCTTGTCGCTCTCGTCCTGTTCTTCGCCTTCGACGGTTTTCAGAACCCCGTAAGCCTCGCGCAACAAATCGGCCAACAGCAGGCATTCACCCTTCATCATGGCTTCGCGCTGGTGGCTG